CTTGAGCCATACGGTGATCGTTGACATTGTTATCGATCAGTCGTGCGCTGCTTGGAGGAACGCCAGTGGACCTAACTACTATCACAAACGAGGATACCCATGATCCGACAGCAATTTCGGATTATGAGATTCTTCGCTTTTGACAGTCGTTAGGTAGACCAAAGCTTCAACATCAATGAAAGGAGTTCCATTGATCCGTTAAGGCGGGTCCAAACGGACCCGGTCTGCAAGGAGCCCTAGCCGATTTATATAAGATTAAGGAGAGCCCATGGTTAGTGGACTCTTTCAAAATCTTTTATCCGGAAGAAGCTCCTCTGTGGAGACTGTTAAACTCCACATCTCATCCTCATCTTAATCTCTTACTTCAACATTTCTCAGTCGTTCCAAAACGGCTTAGGAAGTTGAGCGTAAAAGATGACAGAGAGGCTAAGAGCAGAATCTTTGCTATCCTTGATTACTGGTCACAGTCCGCCTTAAAGACCTTACATAAGGAGACTTTCCGTCTTCTTAAGAAGCTCCCAGGGGACTGTACCTTTGACCAAGGACGTCTTTTAGATGCTTTTAGCAAAGATCAAAACGGTCACTCATACCACAGTATAGATTTGAGTGCAGCAACCGATAGATTCCCAATCTTAATACAATTGCGAATACTAAGGTTACTGACTTCTCAACCTGTAGCTGAGGCATGAAGGAACATTATGGTCGGTGGAGAGTTTACCCTTAAAGGAACCTCGGTAAAGTACCGTACAGGTCAACCTATGGGGGCATACTCATCCTGACCAATATTCACACTGTCTCATCACATGATATGTTTCATCGCCGCTATGAGAGCTGGTTTAACCCAGCGTCAAGCTAAGCGATGCTACATGATCTTGGGTGACGACATAGTGATCCATCATGATGTTGTGGCAATGAAATACCGTGAGATTCTTCAAAATCTTGGTGTAGAAGTTAACGCTCAGAAGACTCATACCAGTTTACACTGTTTTGAGTTCGCTAAGCGTTGGTTCTACCATGGTCTTGAAGTTTCTCCGTGACCAATCCATGCGCTCGTTTCAAGTTTAGTTCATTGACCACAGGTGGTCGAACTACTCTCAAACGAAGTCGTAAAGAGAGGTTACGCGTCGATCTTAGGTCTGAAAGAGAACCTTGATACCTTCCATATGCTATACGACCATAAACGTCTAGGATATCAAATCCAAAAACGTATACAGTTGTACAGCCGACTTCCCTGTTTTCATCTCTCCGATTCCGGCATCGCAACCAAGAATATTCTTGATATATATGCGATGGTGAAACCGACAGAGACAGTTCTTCCGTCAGAAGTTTTGGACTACTTTACAAAAGCAGCCAACGTACTTGTGCGGAAAGAACTGGGGAAGGGTATCGCGTCAGTGTCTCGCGCTCTTGATGGAGTTTACTCCGTCTTCGAGAAGCTAGACCTGATGGGGGGTGGTAATGCCCCTAGTCACTCTCTCGACCTTCGGACGTTCTCCCTAGATGACGTACCACAAGTTAAAGTATTCACGGATCTGGCTGATCCGGAATGCCAAATCTTGGGTAGCGTACCAATAGGTAAGAACTTAACTAAGTGAGATGAATTCTGAAAAGCTTGGAAACATATAGAAATATTAAATGTTCCTAAGTTTAACGGAATCATCCCACTAAGATCGAAGGACGCAAAAGCTGGGTCCCAGTCTCACCTTGGGTTACAATTGATAGCTTGATTAACTAAGAACGAAAAAGAAACTGTTCTTAATGAAATCGAGCTCTTCAATAATCCCCCTCGGCGAGTAAGAAAACGTAAAACGGTTTCCTAGGAAAAGGGACGACTCTGCCTACACCATTACTTGCTGCAAGGTTCGTATCTGTATAACAGACAGCAAACCAACTAGGGAATGATAACCAACTGCCCTATTGGGGAGCAGGTTAAGCAGACCTTTCGAGCGCAGTAAGTACCAACCTGTAAAGGTTGGGGGGTTGGTGTAGAGCTATCCCGTGAAAACACG